CATGAATCCAATGACACAGGAAGCCTACAATTTAACACATCAAGGGGCACTTGCTCTATCCCGTTGTGAGCAGCATGGGATGAGAGTTGATGTTGAGTACTTAGAAAAGCAACAAAAGAAGATTGACAAGCGTATAAACAAGCTAGAATCGAAATTTAAAGACACTGACTTTTATAAACGTTGGGAGAAAGCAAGTAAGAAGAAAATCAATATCTATTCGGACGAACAATTACGTAACTTTCTTTTTAATGTTGAAAAGAATAAGATTGAAAAGACAACGGATAAAGGCAAAGCATCTGTGGATTCAGAAGCATTGCAATCTTTAGGGATTGCCGACTTAACTGAATACATGAAGATTGGGAAACTAAAGACTTTGAAAGATACTTTTATTGCCTCTTTGTTGCGTGAACAAGTTGATGGTATAATTCACCCGTTTTTTCATTTGCACCTAGTTACAACATATCGGGGGAGTGCCTCAGAACCTAACTTTCAGAATCTACCAAAGAGAGACCCTGAGCAAATGAACATTATTCGTGGCGGCATTATCCCAAGCAAAGGGCATCAAATACTTGAACTTGACTATTCCCAATTAGAGGTTAGAATCGCTGCTGCATATCACCAAGACCCAACCATGTTAAAGTATATCAATGACAAAACCACTGATATGCATAGAGATATGGCGCAACAAGTATTTAAAATCAAAAAGTATGATAAAAGCAAAACTGGGCATGGTGTATTGCGAGCAGCTACTAAAAATGGGTTTGTGTTCCCTGCATTTTATGGTGACTACCATGTAGGATTTGCTGAATCATTATCCTCCGCTAAATGGGGCAATCTACCTAAGCATGGTACTTGGACTGAGAATGATGGTATACCTTTTCATAAAGGGACGTTAGGTGCACATTTAATTAAACACGGTATCGACCATTTAGGACTGCCTGTTTATAAAAACGGTAACAGAGTTTCCGAAGCAACTGGATTCACAAAGCATCTACGTGATATTGAACGACATTTTTGGAATAAACGATTTCCTGTGTACAATCAATGGAAAGAAGATTGGTACCAAGAGTATTTACAAAAAGGGTATTTCTACAACAAAACAGGATTCACATTTCAAGGTGTGATGAATAAAAAAGATTGTATTAATTATCCTGTGCAAAGTTCTGCATTTCATGTTTTACTTTGGTCTTTAATTCAAGCTACGAAAGTAATGATTAGAGAAAGATGGAAAACAAGAATAATAGGACAAATTCACGATGCAATTGTACTTGACGTTCACCCAGATGAATTAGACCATGTTATTGCAGTTATGAAATGCATTATGGAAAATGATGTTAAGCAACGCTTCAAGTGGATTAATGTTCCTTTAGAGATAGAGGCGGAATTGTGTCCAGTAGATGCATCATGGAACAAAAAAGAAGAATATAAAATCCATTAAGTTATGCGAATAGCAGTAGTAACTGGGTCGCAAAGAGAGTTTAGATTACTCAACCTAGCTAATCATCATATTCACGAATTGACTAGGATTACAAAACTAGAAGATTTGGATAATAAATATTTTGATACTGTAATGTTTGGGACAGATTACCGACAAGCAGACCAACGGTTATGTTTAGACGTTATGACGTATTTTTATAAAAGAAACAAAATATAGTATGGGAAAAGTAAAACGAACAAAGGAAAAAAGAATAACCTCACTAAATGCTAATTTTGCTTTAAATCTTATGGAAGTTTACGATAAAGTTATTCAGCAAATTAGTTTTTTGGAAGAGGCTAAACTGACTAAAAGTGAATTACCTATTGATGGGCACATTGCATCGTGGGAAGCGTTCAAGGGGAGGTTAGATGTCGCACTAGCAAAACAACCTGAGATACAACAATTTAAGACAAAAGAAAAGTTACCAAAATTAGCAGTAGGAGATTACTTCTACACAAAACAAAGTGGTATTATTTACAAAGTAGTTGAAGTTATTAAAACAACTAATCAAGTATCTGGAATAAATAAACTTCAATTCATGGGCGCCACTAATAAAATAAAGGCGCATTTGTCCAATGTAATTATTTCGAATAAGAAAGATTACAAACAGCAACATAAAGAGGAAGAAACTCCAATGGGGAAAATCACTAAATCTAAAAAAGGAAAAAAGAATAAATCCAAAAAGAAAAAGAAATGAGCAAACTATCTGACAAATACAGACCAGACAAACTAGCAAAAGTATTCGGTAACGAAGAAGTTGTAAGTTCATTACAAAAGGCAGTTGACGAAAAAGATATACCGCAAGTTATCCTATTTACTGGACCAACTGGTTGTGGAAAAACTACTTTAGGTAGGATTGTTGCTAATGAATTAGGCGCTGCAAAAAATCTAACTGAAATGGATTCTGCTCAATTTAATGGAGTAGATACTATTCGGGATATTCGAAAGAACAGTAGGTACGTACCAATTGGGGGTGGGACTAAGGTGTACTTAATGGACGAGTGCTTTCACAAAGATACGTTAATTACATTACAAGATGGCAGTCACCGCCCCATCAGTGAAATAAAAGTTGGAGATTATGTTTCTAATCTAGTTGGAATTGGGCAAGTGAAAAATACTTTTATTAATAAAGTACCATTAAACAGACTTGTGCGGATTAAGTTTAGTAATAATAAAGAAGTTTATTGTTCTGATGCTCACGAATTTATGACAGAAACAGGATGGTGTTTTGCTAGAGATTTGAAAAATAATTTTGTTTTCTTGCAAAATAGTCGTAGCTTTATGTCACACATAAATTTATTAAGCGATGTCAAGAAGAAAAACAAAACGAGTAAAGTGTCAGGAGTGTGGTGGGGTATTAAGTGCACGACAAAAGAAATTTTGCAGTTTATCCTGTTTAGCAAAAAGAAATGGAAGAAATCGAGCGAAGGAAGCATTAATACTGAAAGTGTGCCCGATATGCAAGAAGGACTTTCTATCCACGAAATCAAGAAGAGCAGTAACTTGTGGACGAGTATGTGGGAACGTATTAGCCGGACAGAAAAGAACTGGGTTGAAACGCACAAAAGAAACAAAGGAGATTCTCAAACAAAGAAGATTAGCTTTTGCGAAAACGAAAGAAGGAAAAAGACAAGCAAAAGAATCTTCAATTCGGATGCTGGAAAAGAATCCTATGCGAGAAAAGAGGAATATAAAGAAAATGATGAAAACAAAGGAACAGAATGGAACTTTGCACGTTTTCTTAGGAGAAAGAGGCGGGAATGGGAACTTAACGAGACCACAAATGCTTTTAGCAAATCTGCTAATGTGGGAAACGGAAGTAGTAATCCCTACAAAAGAAGCGCGAGGAAGCATCTACCCAACAAATTACAAAGTAGACATAGGCAACAAGAAGATAAAAGTGGCAATAGAAGTAGATGGAAAGGGACACAATTTGAAAAAAGTCAAATTGAAAGACGTAAAGAAAGAGAAGAAATTGAAAGAGTTAGGGTGGAAAGTGTTACGTTTTACAAATCAGAAAATAATGAAAAATCCTTTGAAGGTATTATCAAAGATAAAGAAAGAAATCAAGGATTTATAAACTTATATGATTTTGAAGTAAGCGAACACCATTCATATTTTGCTAATGATATATTGGTACACAATTGTCATATGCTCTCCAGAAATGCACAAGAGGCGTTTCTTAAAGAACTAGAAGAACCACCAAAGCATGTGAATTACATACTATGTACTACCAACCCTGAAAAGTTAATTAAAACTTTACGCGGCAGATGTATAGAGTATAATCTTGATACACTTTCGGAAGATGCTATGTTATCTTTACTTAAAAAGGTAGTTAAGAAAGAAAAAGAAGAACTAAGTAAGAAAGTATATAAAATAATCGTTAAAAACAGCAAGGGACACCCTAGAAATGCTTTAAACATCTTGCAGCAAGTTTTATCTGTTTCAGACAAACAACGTCTTAAAATAGCTGAAAAGAGCGAATTAGAAGAAAACGAAAGCATCAATCTTTGTAGGTCCCTTCTACAAAGAAAAGGGTATAACGATGCAAAGGTAATTTTAAATGGATTGAAAACACAAGATGCAGAAGGCATTCGTAGGCATATTCTTGGGTACTGTCAATCCGTTTTACTTGGGAATGATTGGAAAGGTTCGCATGTTGCCGCTGCCGCTATAATGGAAGAGTTCCGAGAACCTACTTATGACATGGGATTTTCTGCAATTGTTCTTGCTTGCTTTTCATACTACAACGCTGATTAACGCTGATTTTAAGCGTGTTTTAAAAAAGTTTTTAAATTTGCTTGTTTATTTAAAAGTTTATTCGTATAATTGCAAACATCAAAAAATCAAAATATGAGCAAAACTGATGAATCAAACAAAATTTGGGTTACAGTGTCCGAAACTATAAATATTGGTAACTACGAATCTGTTAAAGTAGATGTAGGGTTTTCCGAAGATTATAACAAAGCGCAAAACCCAATTGAACTGTTATCAACTAGGATTGATACATTACAAACTATGCTTGAAAAGAAAGCTAAAAAAATTCGTAAAAAAAGAAAGTAATTATGGCATTAAACTACAAAGAAGATGTACGCATTAACGAGCAGGAATTAGACCTTGAATGGTTAGACCAACCTGAACGTGCTATGCAGTACGGGCGTGAGTGGGCTAGACTACGTAAGAAAGTCGCACTACTTGATGAATCCGTTAAAGTTATCCGAAGTGAACTTATTAGAAAAGCTTGGGAGAATCCAACTAAATATTTAGGACAACCTAAAGGTTCTGTACAAACTGTTGAAGCTTTTTATCGCAACCATAAGAAGCACAAAGTAGCGAAGCAATTATGGATTGAGGCACAGGAAGAACTTGATTTAGCGGAAGTAGCTAAGAATGAAATGTCCTTCACACGTAAGAGCGCACTGGAGAACATGGTTAAATTGTTCGCTGCTGATTATTTCGCAGGTCCAAATGTTCCTAGAGATTTGAAAACCGAAAGAAAGAAAAGAGATGAATCCAGAAAAGAAGCAATGGATTCTATTAAAAAAGTAAAACGAAATAAGAAACAAAAATAAACAAAACTTTTTAATTAATAATTATTATGGCAAAGACAAAGAAAAGAAAATTTGCAAGTGCAAGAGAAATTGCAAGCAATCGTGATTCAGGCGGTAACTACGGTTACTTCAAATTACCTAAGAACATACAGATGTTCTTACCAGAAACAGAAACCACTGTTAAAATGGATATTCTGCCCTATGAAGTGACTGATACCGCACACATGGACAGAATTGAACCCGGTGTAATGACATTCAAAAAACCGTACAAAGTTCACAGAAGAATAATCGGACCAAACAAAGATTCTGCGGTTTGCCCAACTACATTCAACAAACCCTGCCCAATTTGTGAACAAAGACAGGCATTGCTTGATGCCGGTAAAGATTACAAAGACGATGATGTTAAAAATCTGAAACCAAGTTTGCGCAATCTTTACGTTGTTAAAATTTTGGAGCATGATGGTAAAAAGAAATATGACAAAAAGGCTTTGTATCTTTTTGATTTCTCCGATTACTATTTCCAAGATGTTTTTGAAAAACAATTGAAAAAGAAAGATGAGTGGGAAACTTTCTTCTTACCTGAGGAAGGTTGTTCGATTGAAGTTATCTTCGATGAAAGCCAATTCAAAAGCCCTGAGGCAACTCGTATTGATTTTGTTGCAAGGAAGAAACAATACTCGGACGATATTCTTGACGAAGTTCCAAATCTTGACGAAGTGTTGGTTACTTCTACTTATGAAGAACTTGAAGCCAAATTTCATAACGAGGAGTTAGATGAAGAAACTCCGAAAAAGGAAAAGAAAGCAAAGAAGTCTAAAAAAGACAAGAAAGAAAAAGCTGAGGAACCAGAAGCAGAAGAAAAACCAGCTAAAAAATCGAAGAAGTCTAAAAAAGACAAAGAGCCTGAACCAGAAGAAGCTAAACCGGAAAAGAAAGCTAAAAAAGGGAAAAAGGAAAAAGAAGAAGCACCTAAAGAAGAAAAGAAAAGCAAGAAACTGAAATGTGCTTACGGGCACAAATTCGGCAAAGATGCTGATAAATTCGAAGATTGCGAAGATTGTGAATTGTGGAATGAATGCAAGGCAACAAAGAAAGCAAACAAGAAAAAGTAAAATATGGATTTCTTTAAAAGAAATGCTGGTGGGATAGATAAGAAGGAAGTTACATTGGTTGGGGCGCAAGTCCCTTCCGATGTTTCTGAGTATCTTACTTTATTTTGCGTAGCAGATGGAAAATCAAAAACGTCAATACTGCGTCCGCTAATCGAAGATTGGGTCAAAGCAGCACAAGACAAATTACCAGAAAAAAAGTTAATCAAACTTATCGCGGATAAAGGCTTTGCTGCATGGGAAAGTCGAAAGAATAAAAGAATACCATTTACAACTGTATTGAATGCACAACAGAAAGAGTTAAAACGTAGAGGTATTCCGGAAAAAACGATTAACAAAATAATTAAAAAGATTGAAGATGCCAAAAACGAAAAGGGGTAAAAGTTTAGCCGACCAAGTTAAAACAAAGGCAAAAGAACCAATTTCAGATAAAACTAAAAAGTTTGAAGGGAATACTGAAACAATGATTTCAACTGGTTCATTACTTCTTGATTTAGCTACATCTGGTGGTCGTGTTTATGGTGGCGGGATTCCTGGAGGTATCTCTGTTGTTGCGTATGGGCCTAGTGGTACAGGAAAAACAGTATTAGCTTGTGAAGTAGCAGGGGATATCATTCGTAAAGGTGGTGCAGTAAACTACAAAGATTCTGAGGCTAGGTTAAATCCGGATTTTGCTGAAATATTTGATTTGGAGATGGATGATATTGAATACAGCAAACCAAATACGATTGCTGAAACATTCAACCCATTGTATGAATGGAAACCTAATCCAGATTCTATTAATGGGTATATCATTGATTCACTTGCTGCATTGTCAACTGACATGGAAATGGAAGGAGAGGATAAGATGGGAATGCGTAGGGCAAAGGAATTTAGTACGCATTATCGGAAATGTGCCAGAGTTATCACAAATAACAATACCCTTTTATTTGCGACTAATCAGATACGAGAAAATGCAGATGCCGGACTCTATCAAAGAAAAGATGTTAATCCGGGGGGTAAAGCAATTGAATTTTATGCAAGTCTTATTTATCGCTTCCGAAGCAGCAAACCAATCAAGAAAGAAGTAAAAATTGCCGGTAAGTCGGAAAAGCGAGTTGTAGGGATTGAGGTCACTATTGAAGTTGATAAAAGTTCGGTATGGAAACCACATCGCACAGCTGACGTTATTATTTACTTTGATTATGGAATTGATGATATCCGAGCTAACTTGATGTATGTTAAAAAATATACAAGCAATACAACTTACAAAGTTAAGGATGTTAATCTTGGAAATAGCTTGG